CATTTTTTTCTGTTGAGCTTCTTATAACCAAAATACTTGCTTTAGTTTTAGTAAGTATTGAAGTAATTTCTTTAAACGAAAATATAAAAGCGGTCAAAGGTATTGACATTTGGGATTCATTAAAGAATCTATTTGCAAGAGCAAAAGAAGTTACGCAAGACTTTAAAGACATAAATGCGAAAAATAAATAAAATCATAATCCATTGCACAGCGACTCCTGAGGGCAGAGAGCATGACGTAGCTGACATTACTAGATGGCATAAAGCAAGGCGATTTAATACAATAGGCTACCATTTCCTCATACATATCGATGGTACAATAGAGCGAGGCCGCAGCATAAAGAAGCCAGGCGCTCATACATCCGGGCAAAATCAGGATTCTATAGGGATCGCATACGTTGGAGGCATGACTAAAGACATGAGCAAAGCTAAGGATACACGAACAACAGCGCAAAAAGATTCTTTGATTAAACTAATGATTCAATTGATTTATAAATACAATGCAGATATGCAGATTTTTGGACACAGAGACTTCGCCAATAAAGCCTGCCCATCATTCAATGCAAAGCTAGAGTATGCGAATTTATAGCCTTATTTGCGTTCTAACGCTGTTTAGCTGTTCAGCGAACTATCACTATAGGAAGGCGCTTAAAAAGGGCTTAGAACCGATTATTTCAAGCGATACAATTAGAATAGCAACAATCGACAGCATTCCAATAGTTAGGCATGACACAATAGTTTATGAAAAATACTTTTCTAGCAAGGACACAATAGTACACTATGAAAACGTTTTTGTGCCTAAAACAAGGTTAGAAACACGAATAGAATACAAGATACATAGAGACACTATAAGGCTAGAGACAAGAGTTGAAGTACAGAGAGCTAAAGCGCAGAAGCAACCTAATTATTTTTGGTTAATTATCGGAGTTTGTGCGCTAGGCTTTTTGATGTATATGGCAGGAAAGCTTGTAAATAAATTCTTATGAATAAAAGATATAGGTTAACAGTTGACGAACAGCAATTAATATTTCAATACAGAGGCGTTAAGGCAGCAGCTGAGCAGGCAGGTGTAGATGTTGAAAGCGTAAAACATGGATGGCTTAAAACAAAAGACGCTAGCCTATTCTTTAAAAACCCATTACATAAAGACGAATCACAAAAGCAGCTAGAAGAACTTAGCAAACAGCTTATAAAAGATTTAAAAGAATTTGCGCCTGTATATCCTGAAATAAAAAGAAAGCTAGGCAAAAAAGAACATTTGCTAGTCCTGGATCCTGCAGATATTCATATCGGTAAACTTGCAGATTCATTTGAAACAGGAGAAACATATAACAACCAAATAGCTGTAAAGAGGGTTAAGGAAGGCGTACAAGGTATTTTAAACAAAGCGCAAGGTTTTCCTATAGATAAGATTTTATTTATTGGAGGTAATGATATTCTACACATAGATACTCCCAAACAAACAACGACAAGCGGCACAAATCAGGACACTACAGGAATGTGGTACAGCAATTTCTTAATAGCAAAACAGCTCTATGTAGATGTATTGCTTCAATTAATCGCAGTTGCAGATGTGCATTTTACTTTTAATCCTAGCAATCACGATTACCAAAGTGGTTTTTTCCTGGCAGACCTTATACAAACCTATTTCCAAAACAATAAAAATATCACATTTGATTGCTCTATAGCTCATCGTAAAGGCTACAGATACGGAAACAATCTCATAGGCACGACTCATGGCGATGGCGCTAAGCAATCTGACCTGCCGCTTTTAATGGCTCAGGAATTTCCTATTGAATGGAGCAAAACAAAACACAGATACGTTTACACCCATCATGTTCACCATAAGCAGTCAAAAGATTATGCAGGAGTTACTGTCGAAAGCTTGCGATCCCCATCAGCGACAGACTCATGGCATCACAGAAAAGGATTTCAGCACGCTCCTCAGGCGGTTGAAGGCTTTATACACCATTATCAAAATGGACAAATAGCAAGGCTTACGCATCTTTTTTAGATAAAATTGTTAATTTCTTTTGTAAATTGTTAATAATTGAAATAATTGTTATATATTTGTAAGACAAATTATTTATTTAACACTATAAAGATGAACAGAACAGAAAAATTAAAATTGCTTTTAGAGATTGAAGAGGCAAAGTTTAGCTTTTATGAAAGAGTAAACGATGCAGTATGGTCAAATCACTTTGGCGCAGGATTAGAATTTGATTCTATACGCAACAAAAACACGCATAACATAGAAATATGGGAAAAGTGCATTGACAGATTAAACGAACGATTTACTAAACAACTAAAAACACTTAAATAATGAAAGACACAATACTTGGCGCTTTATGCGTATGCAGCTTAATAGTTATATTTTACTACACGCTTTTAATTTTTGGATAATGAGTAAGAAAATAGAAATAAGAAAACGATTACATGACATTAATACGTTTATGTCAACGGCAGACAATGAAACATTCCTCTGCGGAAAAGATGAATACGGTAAAGATTTTACTTTGACCTTTAACACAATAGAGCTTCTTGAATGGTTAGATACTGATTACATGAAGCAGCAGGCTAAAAAATACATCAAAAGCTTATGATAGAAATAGAATACCAAGATGATGACAGCGTTATCTTTTATGTTGGAGCGGTTGCCTATCAGGTTGCCATAGAAACAGAGATAGGATCCGAGCAATATCCTGTAAGCTTTAACTCAATGAATGATGAGATAACATGGGCAGAATCAGATACGATTTACTATACCGTTCTGCCTGATACATTGCTCCAGGATGGCAGAGAATACTCAGACACGAATCTTTGCAATAAACTAGAAAAACTTTTAAATGATGAATGATCCTTTTAAACTAGAATTTTGGGATAACTTTAACGATTCCCTATATTTTGATTACTTAATGCACCAAACAATGCTAAAAACTTATAGAATAACGTACAAGACATATAAAGGTAGCGACACAAGCGCTCCTGTAAGCTATGCGATAAAATATGTCAAAGGATATAACAAACAGGATGCAAAGGCTGCATTCAACTTGTGGAAGGAACTTATAATAAAAATTGAACAATGCGATTAATAGAAGCTATTTACTGCGCACTAATAACTTGGATATATGGAAACCTTGAATAAAAAGAAATTTATTATGTCGAATGAATTTGATGATTTTGCTGAGATAATAGTTGATTACTTTAACCTTAGATTGAAATCCAGGGAGCTGCCTTTAATGGATGTTAAGAACTATTTTATTCTATGGTGGTATGAAAATCAGCAGAATTTTATAAAGTACAAAACAGCTACAAGCATGGGTAAGCTGCTTAATATGAATCACGCAACAATATTGCATCATATGAAACACAGGAAGCCTAGTTTAAAATTTAATTTACATACAAAAAACATTGAAGAGTTTGTTAATTCTTATGTTTTTATATAGCTTTGTAATGTTGGTAGGACAATCGAATTTTTATAGTGTTACGTTAGTAAGTGTCTCCTACCCACCGAAAGCGTAGCACTTTTTTTTTAACTTAAATTTATGGCAGACAATAAAAAAAGCTTTTTACTCTACTGCGATTTAATTCATACCGTTAAGAAACTAACGGATGAGCAGGCAGGAAAGCTGTTTAAACATACATTAGAGTATGTTAATGACAAGGATCCTGTAACCGATGACATTATCACAGACCTATGCTTTGAACCTATCAGGCAGAGCTTAAAAAGAGATTTAAAGAAATATGAGAAAATTAGGCAAAAGAAAAGCGAGGCAGGAAAAAAAGGAATGGCCAAAAGATGGGGAAAGGATAACAGCGATAACAAGTGTTATAAATCTATAACAAAAATAACCGATAGTGTTAGTGTTAGTGTAAGTGATAAAGATATATATAAGAGCTTCGCTCATTTGTCTATGTCTGTAGAGCAATTTAATAAGCTAAATAAAGATTATTCTGAGCAACAAATAAACTCGGTCCTGGAGGCCATAGAAAACTTTAAACAAAACACTAAATACAAATCATTATATTTAACTGCAAAAAATTGGCTTAAAAAAGAACCAAAGCTAGATGAAGATAAATTAACACTAAAAGCCAAAAGGTTAGGATATGCTTAAAAAAGGACAACAATTAAAATATTTGCTAGACTATAGAGATGGTAAAATAAAGCAAGGTTTACAGATAGATTGCGAGCTAGATAAAAACATAGTTTTCAAACCAAAGCAGCTCAATATAATTCTAGGGCATGACAACGTAGGAAAATCTTACTTTATATTTTGGTACTTTTTAACCCTAGCGCTAAAGCATGATTTAAAATTTTGTTTATGGGCAGGAGAAAATAGCTACGGTCAAATTTTGAGAGACATGATACAGATGTACACAGATACGCCTTACAATAGATTAAGCCATCAACAAATAACAAGCGCCTCTACTTTCTTAGAGCAATATTTTGACTTTGTAGACAACAGCAAACTATACAAACCTGCCGAGCTGCTAGAGATATTTAGGCAATCAGATGCGGATGCCTGCCTAATTGATCCTTATACAGGCCTAGATAGAAAAATGGGATACGAAGGAAACTACGAATTTTTAAATATGGCTCGGCAATTTGTAAATGAAACAGGAAAGACTATTTACATAAATACGCATCCAACATCTGAAAGCGGAAGGGGAGGCAATATATTTCAAAAAGGCCATATGTGGGAGGGGCATCTACGCCCACCAATGGCTGCGCACATTGAAGGAGGCAAGAGCTTTTTAAATCGCTGTGACGACTTCCTAGTCATTCATAGGCTAGTAAAACACGAATCAATGAAATATATAACTTTGATATCAGTTGATAAAATAAAAGATACAGATACAGGAGGGCAACAAACTCTGCTAGATGACTACATCTTTTGCGAATTTAACAGCGGATTAGGTTTTACTATTGCAGGCGTTAACCCATTAAACAGCATACGATGAAAACTTTTAACAGCATAAGCGGAGGGCAGACATCGGCATATTTAGAGGTGCATTACCCTAGTGATTACAGAGCTTTTGCATTAGTTAGAACTTTAGATAAAAACTGTATTTATCCTGATGCAAAGGTTAGGCAAATGGTAAGCGACAAAATAAACGCTGAATTTATAGGAACATTAGAGGATGACATTATAATAGACACTATTTTAGATTTAGAGCAATACACAGGAAGAGAAATAAAATGGGTAACAGGTAAAACATTTGATGAGGTTATAAGTAGAAAAACAGGAATTCCAAACTTACCGCAGCCAATGCGTAGATTTTGTACTTTAGAGATGAAAGTAGAACCATTATTTCAATATTGGTTAAGTTTAAACATTGAGGCTTGGGAATGTCGTTTCGGATTTAGAGCAAATGAAAAACGAAGAGCAAAAAATACCAACAACAGATTAAACGAAAAAGGTTTACTTACACATAAGGGAATTATAGGCAAACATAAAAACGGAAATAATAAATGGAAAGAATTTGCCTATCAAAAACCAAGCTATCCTTTAATAGAAAATAATATCTTTAAAGACGAAATACAAAAGTTTTGGAAAGATAAACCTGTTCGATTTGCTTGGATGAACAACTGCGTAGGATGTATGCATAAACAACCAATGCTTTTAAAGAAAATGATGGGTAAGCATCCAAATAAACTACAATGGTTTATTGATCAGGAAGAAAAAGCTAAAGTAATGAGAGGTAATACTTGGAGGCAGGATGCGCTATACAAAGAAATAAAAGAATGGAATCCGCAAACAGAACTTTTTGACGATGACTTTAACGATTGCGACAGCGGATATTGCGGATTATAAAACAACACTATGAACTCACTAGAAATATTAAAAGCCAAGATTAACCTAAAAACTACATTGATAAAGTTTAAGTCAAGTCTTGAAGAACTGCGAGAAAAACACGAACACAGAACGGATTTAATTAAATCAATGCAGGAGAGCGCTGATGACATAGAGCATTTTCATTCCGTTTTTATGCAGTTTGAAGATGAATACTATCTAGAATGTAAGGCTAATATGCGCCATCAGATAATCATTGCAGAGCAAAAACACGAAATAGACAAGCTTAATAAATTAGTTGAAAACTTAAAAGAAGGAATATGAAATGCCCACAATGCACACAGTTAATAAATTGGCAAGAACAACACGAATACGAAGATTTTAATTTAGAAGGAGAAGGCATAATAAACGTACACTTTTGCACTAACATAGATTGCAACGTAGAAGAAGTTTACATATTTCAAAAAGACGATGCCGCGTTGTAAAAACTGTAGAGATAAATTTGAAGCAAAGCATTTTAACCAAAAATATTGCTTTAATCCTGGATGCGTTAAAGTATGGGTAGAAACTGCAAAGCAAAAGAATTGGAAAAAAGAAAAAAAGGAATTAAAGGAAAAGCTAGAAACCGTTCAAAGCTTAACTAAAAAAGCGCAAACCTATTTCAATGCATACATCAGAGCAAGAGACAAGAATAAAAATTGCGTAAGTTGCGATAAGCCCCTGGGATCCAAATTTGACGCAGGCCATTACTACTCCGCAGGAGGATTTGGAAGCGTCAGATTCAATGAGCTTAATGTGCATGGTCAGTGCGTTTATTGCAATCAGCATCTCCATGCTAACCTGCTAAATTATCAGATAGGAATAGAGCAAAGAATAGGAGGCGAAGCGCTTATAGAATTGCATGAGAAGGCGCATAAGGTTAGGAAATATACAAGGGA